TAAATAGCCCCCCTTATTAGATACTATATCTATAGATTCTAGTCTATAACGTAGTAAATTGCAATTGTGATTTCTGTATCATTTCCTTCAGCCGCTGTTGCGTTTTCAGTACATGATAATTCAACAGGAGTATCAACTGCAACTCTTCCGAAAAGTCCTGCATTTCCTGCAGCCATTTTCTTATAACGAGTAGCAACTGCATCAAGGTTACAATCTGTAACGAATTGATCAGCTGTTGATCCGTCTCCTAGAGAGAAGATCCCTGTAGTTTTTGCAGGTCCTAAAACCGAAGCGTCTACTACATATGCATTTTCTGGAATGATTAGACTTGATACAATGCTGTCACCAGCTTGAAAATCATAATCAAATTTAACAGTGTCTTTTAGGCACTTAACTTTACCACCATTCACACCTTGAGGTAGAAGTGGATATTTTCCTTCAAACTGGATAGTTGAAGCAAATTTTGTAGTTGCAATACTCATATTTCCCTCCTAAAAGGAATTAGTGAGGGACCGAAGCCCCTCTACTATTACATTGTTTTAACGTAAAGAACTCTTACAAGTTTATCTTCAAGTCTAGCTGAACCATGTGACATTTTAACGTAAGCTTGAACTGCATAAGACTTATCATCTCTTTCAGTAATCTTAGCGTTAACTTCTTCACCAGATGTATTAATCATACCTCTGTCTAACCAAGCTACACACTTACGGAAACCTTTAACAGTTGATTTACCAGCTCCTGCACCTTGAACAGCTGAGTATTTACCAGTTGTATCATCAAAGTACTTATCGCTTTCTTCAAGGTTAAGTTGTTCTGTGTGATGGAATTTGAATCCCATGAATGTATCAACATCACCATGTACTAGAGCTTTAACTGTATTGTAGTCAGCACTTGTAACTTCAGTGTTGTCAAGAAGTGTATCAAGCTCATCAGCAGATACTGCCATGTGAATTAGAAGTTTTTCACCTTCTTCATCAAGAACTTCGTCTTTTCTGAAAGCTTTCTTAAGAGTTCTAAGACCAAGAATAGTAAGACCTCCAGTGAGGTCAGTCTTATCAGATGAAGCATTTGCATTTGTAGCATAAGGGAACTGAGTTATTGTTGTTCCTTCTTCACCTTCAAATACTGGTGCATCAAATGCATCAATCATGATTGAATCTTTCTTTCTGTTAAAAGCGTTTTTCGCTTCGATAACATACTCAGAAGTTGGCATATTAAGCATACGAATCTTGTCGATTCCGTCTACCATGTTACCCCAATCATAATCGTGTAGCATAACACCACGTCTCATATGATCCATTTTCATGTTTGGTGTATCTTCAACTCTTGCAGTACGCTTTCTTACTTCTGTTCCACCAACGATATCAAAGAATTGTAGCTTTGAGTGCTGTGCTTCGTGTCTAGCAAATTGCCAGATTCTTGTTGTTTTTTGTTGTACTAAGTGAATTACTGTACTTTTGAATGAGTTAACAAACCATTCTGTAATTTCAAAATTCATAATACCCTCCATATTGGGTTTAATTAGTTAGTAATAAAACATAAATTTTTATCGTAGAATTATCCCAATGGGTTTCTTACTAGTGAATATTTTTAGTGGGAGCCTAAAAGGATTACCCCATAACCACATAGTAACAGGATAATCCTAAATAGTAATTTGTGTCAAGTCTATTTTTGTTTTCCCTTTGGAGTAGCTTGCTGGGCAAGTTTATTGTACTCAGCTTGAGCTGCTTTAAAGTTTGCATGTTGTGGATTATTAAGCGGATGATTAGTATCCGCTAACATAGTGTTCATCTTAACCTGAGCCTGATCTGGAGTATTCCCAAAACCTGCTGTATCACTAGGCGCAAAATCATCTTCTTTCATCTGCTCACCAATATTAGAGAACATCTTAATCATAGTCGCATCATTAGTAAGACCTAAGTTCTTAATATGGGCTCTAAGTTCATCTCCACCAAAAGAGTCAATAGCTACATTAGCAGCTGCTGCTTTTCTATGGAAACCCTCTCCCCACTCGTCTTTAAGTGCTTGAAGTTGATTAGCTGCAGTGGAGTTCATGTTTTCAACATGTTGAGTCTCTGCTTCTCCAATAGCTCCTTCATAGTGATCAAGTATCCCTTGCATTTGATTAGGTAATATCCCTAGCTCGTATGCTTTCTCTACTAAACCATTATGGAAGTTCTCAGCAAGCTTTGAATCCTCGCCTCTTTTAAACTCATATCCAGCTTTCTCTGCTGGTAATCCTAGTTTATGTAATGCATCTCTCCACTCTTCAGGAGCTGAGTTCTGGTTAGGTACTAACATTTTGTCAGATCCTACCATCTTCTGTGCATGGATATATGACTTTACTAGTCCATCAAGGTCTTTAATATTTGACATTGAAGGGTCGCCTGCGCTTTGGGAATCCACACCAGATAACCATTCTGGCATAACGGGTATGCCTTCTCCACCTGCTGCTCCACCAGGTACTCCGCTATCTCCTGCTGAATTACTGCCAGCGTCTCCTGCTCCGTTGCCGCCATCTGCAGACCCACCGCCATCGAGTATCCCATCTCCTGCCTCGTTGAATGTCATTAATTGATTGTTTAGTATTTGTAAGATTTTATGCATGACTACCTCCTAAAAGATCATGTTTGGTCAGAATTGACCTCTTTTTTCATTTCTGATATATCCGCATCCATCATGGACTTAATCTCTAAGAATAGAGACTTTCTTCCTGCGTTGTACGCTAGATGTGCATGTGATAAGTCTACATCTGCGAACTCTAGTCCAGACTTATCTAGGAGGTCCAAATAGACCTCCTGTCCTAGTGCTGTTTTGAATGTTTTTTGGTAAGCTCCTACTGTTTTAAGTAGGTTGTCCTGTTCCTGCTGCATCTGCTCCTGCCTTTGATAAGTTGCCTACTGTCTGAGATTCCATGTTTTCTTTTTGGATTTTCTCAGCTGCAGCTCGTTGTTCTGCTCTACCTTTTCTAATTGCTTCAACGTCTTTCTTCCCTCTAAGGTTTACTTGTTTAACACTTAATAAGTGAGCAGCTTCTCTAATGATTGAATCTGAGTCTAGCACATCTGCAGATTGAGGGTCAACCTGAATAAGAGCTTGTGCAAGTGCATAGAATCTATTGAAGTTATCAAGTTCAGATACTTTCTGAGCTTTAGCAATCATAGAACTATACTTAATCTTTAGAACTCCAGCTTCCTGCATTTCTGCTGGTGGCTCAGGTAATAAACCTTTTCTAGCTAGAATGTTAACAACTCTCTCTATAAGGGGTCTTAGTAGCTCAAATTGCTGTCTACCGAGTACAGGACCCATAAGGCGTAGTTTCTCTTCAGTTCTCTGCATAACCTCTGTAGCTGTCATTGCAGGACCTTGTGTGTCCATCTGTAATTGATCAATAAAGAACGCCTGTCTAATACGTGTTCTCATCTCAATCATCTCAGCTGTAGCACCTCTGAAATCTTGACCTGTGAAAATAGGCTTAATCTCCGAACCTGGTCTTACATAATTTACAGCACCTGGAACAAGACGTACTTTTCTCATTACTCCTTGATCTGATACCTGTACTGGAGGGGCTAATGCAACTTTCCCTGCTCTCAATGCTGTTTCCATCAAAGAGTTTAATGATTTAGTATCAGGCAGAGCCTTCATAGAAGGTCCACGACCATACATTTCACCAGATTGTTTAGACCATCTAGGTACTGCAAAAGGAAATTCCTTGTATCCACCCTCTTTAATTAGGACTTTTCTACAAGCTATGAAGTGAAATGATGCATATTTCATACGTTTTGGATGATTTTTATTCAATCTCTTCTGATTTCCATGGAACCAAAGGTCAGTTCTTGGAAATACTGCCTGACAATACTCATATTCTGTCTCAGGTTTCTCTTTAAGAGCCTCAGTAAGTGCTTCATCCATCCATTCCATGCCAAATTCATCAGCTAGGGAACGAATAGTTTTCTTACAAGATTTAAAGACAGTATCAACCATCCCTTTCTTCCCTTCATCAATATGAAGTTCGTAAATAGGATATGACTCAAATCGGATATGATCATCATCATCTTCCTCTATATAAATCGCACCTGTACCGAATCCACCTAAATCAAGGTAGACCTCATGTATCTCTGTCTGAAAGTTAGATGAATCTAATATATTGTGAACAATTTGTGTTGAATCTTCTAGCCATTTAGTAACAGCTTCGATTCTATCTGTAGCTTCAGTGCCTGTAGACAATGAAAAGAACGTGGTCATAGGATTTGTTAACATTCCGTGAAGTGCTGATGATAATAGCTCATTAGCATGGACAGATGTACTATCGTATAGATGATACTGCATATCTTCACCATTAACTCGTCCACCATAAACATTATTCTTCTGTGGTAAGTTAAATATTGAAAGATCTTCCCAATATCCTTCCCAAACAGACCTCTTACCTTTAAGTCCTTCTAATCGCTTAGTTAGTTTTGGTATAATTTCATCACCGTGTATTGGTATCATCCTAATATTCCTCCTGAACCTGCAATTGGTTCAAACATGTCTGTGTATGAAGGTAAATCAGCAGGTAATGAGTCATAAACGCTTTTTGCTGCATCCTTTAGCCACTTTGCTACTTCTGGTTTTCTATCTAACTCGGCATTGCCTGTTGATAGAGAAAATTCTAAACTCATCCTAATATTCCTCCTGAACCTGCAAGTAGTTGAGCTCTACCTGGTTGATCCCTTTGTGTCTGTATTGATGTTAATCTGCCTTGAAAAGCTCCCATTACTTCACTCTTCTTAGATGCAAATTCACCAGTTTCATAGAATGGGTCTTTATAGTTACGAGTTATCTGATCGCCTTTAAATGGTGTCTCAGAATGGCTAGTAATATCAGTAAACGCAACATCGTATTTCTCTGGATTATAGTCTTTCAATGACTCTAATGTATCGGTATAGGCAGTTAAATCTCCACCTAATGCGTACAATTCAGTTAGAGATTGCTGTGTGTACTGCTTCTCTATTCCTTGTGTTTCAGTTGCCATAGTTACTCCTAATATTTATATGGGTTAAATTCTGTTTCTGCTTGAGTATCCATCATAGATACCAATTCTCCTACCATAATGAAGGACATTTCATCATTTACTCCACGAGCAAACGTCTGGAACGCATCCGAACCATGTGAAGTCCAATCATGTTTAGCATCCTTCTTAAATATCTTCGCTTTAGGGTCCCACTCTCTCTGATAGTTTTTCAGAGCAGCGATACCTTGTCTAGTAGTCATTTCATTAAAATCTACCAATGGTAGCTTCAATCTTACTGCATGTATAGCATCTGCCTTCTTCTGCACTCTAGGCACTACATCTATGGGGTACAATCCCATAGTCTGGAACGTATCCATACGAGTTGTACCTGTAGAGAGCTCTCTTTGATTCGCATCATGCGGTAAATGGTGCCTTGCATATACATAAGGGCGCATCTGGAGCTCTTTAATATAATGATCCATACCTTTACCATGATCTTCCAAGTAATCAATTACTCTGTACTTGGATCCCACTTTCTGTATAAACCAGATAGCCATCGAGTCAGCAATTCCTAAATCCCAAAAAGTAGCTACTGCGTGTCCAGGCATAAATGGATAATCGCCTATTCGTCCCTCTTCCTCTGCCTGAATCATCAGTTTAGAGAAGAAAGCACCTGTCATTGCTGCATTAAAGTCACATTCGTACTCTTGATTAAACTCATCATCAGACATCTCATTTCGAGCGTCCTCTAATTCTGCAGGATGTATGATATTAGTCTCTGATGCCTTATAAATAGCAGCATACCAGTTCTTAGGGTTCTCTTTTGCGTACTGGTATCTATCAAAGAAATGATTTTGCCCCTTCGGAGTACCAATGAAGATAGCCCAACCTTGAATCGGACAGTCCTCTAGCTCTAAAGACATTGTGAATCTATCCGATAATGCAGGTCTAACTACCTGAGACCAGATAATAGGATTCATATCTCCGTATTCGTCTAAAATAACTCCATCCAAGTATAGTCCACGGAGCGAATCTGGATTTTCTGCAGATAATAACCAGATTGTGATCTTATCTGCCTTCTTTATTATAGTCCCATCTGAGTCGACAATCGCTTGCCTATAGATATAAATAGCCAATTCACCTTCACGAACCACCATTCCAGGAATATCTCCTGCAAATTCTTTCAGATAGTTCCATGCGATCTTCTTAGCTTGTCCATAGGTAGGAGCAATGTATGCATATTGTGGGTTATGTAATGGATTTCTTACTGCTTGATCTAACAATTCGTTAATTGCCAGAACTGTTTTACCAAATCGTCTATGACATACGGCTACATTAAATCTTCTGAAGTTTCTATGTAGCTTTGCCTGAAGTGGTCTTGGCTTGTATCCTGTCTTAATTACTTTCGCATTGGCAGGAATAGCCTTCTTTATCAGTCCTTTTCTCTTCTTAAACCTTTCTACGAGTGCTGCATTTTCTACTACACCACCAGACTGAGCTTCAATAGCTGCAGATACGGTTTTCATCTGAGTAGCAAGACCTTCGTCGTTCTCTTTCCTGTCAGCTAATATCTGCGCCTTAGCCTCTTCTGAGAGCTCTGACCCA